AAATTTTATGAGATGTGATGTTTTCTCTATTAAAAAATAATATGGAATATTTTGACAAAGCGTATTGCATTAATTTAGATTCTCGGAAAGATCGTTGGGATGAATCTAAGGAAGAATTTGATCGGAATAACATAAATGTAGAACGAGTATCTGCATTTGATGGATCTAAATTAAATTTAAATTTTCCTCCAGAAATTAAAGAAGGAGCAGTTGGATGCAGTTTTTCACATTTATATGTGATGAAAATGGCAAAGCAACTAAATTTAAGTAATTACTTAGTATTGGAAGATGATATAAAATTTGTGGATAATTTTATAGAAATTTTTCCACAAGTAATGAGTCAAGTTCCTTCTGACTGGGATATGTTATATCTTGGTGGGCAACATATTCATGGAAGAAATTTGAAAAAAATAACGGAAAATATATACAAATGTGAGTATACATTAACTACACATTCATTTGCAGTAAGAAATACTGTTTATGATCTTTTTATAGATAAATTAATGGATATAACAAAACCATGTGATGTCCACTTTGCTGAACAACATAGAAATATTAATGCTTATGTATGCATACCGCATTTAACTTGGCAAAAACAAGGATATTCTGATGTTGAGAAACAGAATGTAAATTACGAATTTTTAAAATATCATAGGTATATGTAATGGAATCTTTATTGGATAACATCATTGATAGTTCAACTGTTAAGAAGAAACTAAAAGGTATCGGACATTTTCTTTGGATTAATCTTGATACTGAAGTGAATAGACAAAATCATATGAACGCTCTATTTGATGAGTATGGAATAGAGAATACTAGAATATCTGCTATAGATGCTAGAGGGGATAATGATGTAAGTGATTTGCTATTGGGGAGATTTCCTTCGTTGCTAACTCAAGGAGAACTTGGATGCACAATGTCTCATTTGAAAGCTATAAAATATTTTTATGAGCAAACAGACTTAGAATATATTATAATATGCGAAGATGATATTGTATTTGATACGGTTCCATATTGGCCTTTTACTTGGAAAGATTTTATGTCTAAAGTCCCTTATGATTGGGATGTTTTGCAATGCGCTATAACTAGCACTAAAAATTTACGAGCTAATTTACATCCTAGGTTAATTAATGATTTTTGTGCGGCTTTTTACGTGATAAGTAGACATCATGCTGCAAAAATAATTAAAAATCATATTCGGGGAGATAAATTTAAATTAGATCAAAATATTAAACCGAGAGCTGCATCTGAAGAGATTATATACAATTCTGGAAAAACATACTCATTACCATTGTTTACCTATAGATATGATTTTGATTCTGGAATTCATCAAGAGCATATAGAAATTTTTCATAAACAAAATGTTGAGGGTGTGTTGAATTTTTGGAAAACAAGACCACCAGAACTTACAACTGAGTCTTTATTAGATTATGAATTTTATGAATTTTGGGAACCACTTATTGGTGAGTAAATCCTAACAAACTAAGTATAAATTACTACGAAAGGGGCTTGACGCCCCTTTCTTTTTGCTATATAATTTTGTAATACTTCTTTACATAACTTAAATGACTGTAACAACTAACGAATATGGGCAGCAAAATATGTTTGCCAAAGAACCTACAATGTATTACGAAAATTATGGAATGCTAACTCCTAATGAAGTTAAGGAGAGAACTAATGGGCGCTGGGCAATGGTCGGTATTGTTGCTGGTTTTATTTCTTATACTATCACTGGCAACTTCTTCTTCGGAATCTTCTGATAATTGATTGACAATGACTTCACTTTTCCTTACAATAACATCCGTTGCCTTCTTCGTATTGTTGGCAGCATCCGTAGAAAAACTTTGTGAGACTTATTAATGGCTACCTTTAACGTTATCCTTCAATCCCCTGATGGATCCGAAACGACTATCCAATGTCCTGACGATCAATATATTCTCGACGCTGCTGAAGAAGCTGGCGTTGATCTACCTTCCAGTTGCCGTGCTGGTGCTTGCTCTGCTTGTGCTGGCAAACTGATTAGCGGCACTGTAGATAATGAGGAGCAATCATTCCTTGATGATGACCAGATTGCTGAAGGTTGGGTGCTCACCTGTGTGGCATATCCCACCAGCGATTGTGTGATTCTTACTCAACAGGAAGAAAACCTGTGAGTTCTGGAATGCTAGGGCAATTCAACCTTGCCCTTCAAGAGTTGGTTGATAGCGGTGCCTGGGATCGAGATGTAGAACTAGAAGTTAAAATCGCAGGTACTCTTAAAAATGATAAGTTTATCGTTATTAAACCCACAAAACAAAAAATGGTTTGTAATCCAAACCCAGAACTTAAACAACAACACCCCTATCAAGGAGAAAAGAAATGAATAAAATTTTTACTGAAACTGCAGAGCGTTGGAATGGGCGACTGGCAATGATGGGATTTCTAGCTGCTGCTGGTTCATATCTCACCACTGGGCAAGTAATTCCAGGAATTTTCTGATGGAGGTTTCTATGCGTAGAGAAGGATACCAAATCCCTCAAGTGGAATTTGTGTTTCGTGAGAATGGCGAATTTGTAAATAGAACATCTTCGGAAATTTTTGATGGCAAACGTGTTGTTATCTTTAGTTTGCCTGGTGCTTTCACTCCTACTTGTAGTGCCTATCAGCTACCTGGATTTGAGGAGAAATATGACGACTTTATTGGTAGTGGCATCGATGCTATTTACTGCATCTCTGTTAATGATGGGTTTGTAATGAATGCTTGGGCACAAGACCAAAACATCAAGAATGTCCAATTCATCCCTGATGGTAATGCACACTTCACACGATCAATGGGTCAACTAGTTCGTAAATCTAATCTTGGTTTTGGCGAACGTTCTTGGCGTTATGCTGCTGTTGTTGACAATAGTATGATTGAAAAACTTTTTGAAGAACCTGGTAAGTGTGATAATGCAAAGGAAGATCCATATGGTGAAACTACTCCAGAGAAAGTTTTGGAATATGTAAAATCTACTGTTCGTGAAGTAGTTTCTGTTTGATAAAATAAATAACTTTATTCAAACTCTGTTGCTAAATAAGCAGCAGAGTTTTTTTTTTGTATTATGCCAAGAGGACAATTAACAAAAGATAATATTAAGTGTGACGTACTGAAAATAAAGGCAAATTTAGATAAGGAATGGATGAATAAATCTGGTTATGATCCAAAATGGTTAGCACATGAGTATCTTAATAAAGTTTTAGATAAGATAAATGAATATCGATATTGATAAATATTTTAGTTCCAATTGTGGAAGATAATATGACCCTAGATCTTCATAACTTTTTTAAGTATTATGATGATAAGAACCCCAACCATGTTGCAGCGGTTCAGTGGTTGGAGGATAATCTTCCTGAAAAATTTTTAGATGATTCTCAATCTGATTGGGTAAGCATTTTTAGAACTTCTCCACCAGCACCTGCGGTTCTAGATGTTCCTTATTTTAATCAAGTAGATAATTATAGAGATGCACATAGAACTTGCAACTCTTCATCATGTGCTATGTGCCTTGCTTTCCTTAAGCCAGGAAGTATTAAAGGTGATGACGAATATGTTAAGAAAGTATTCGCAATCGGTGATACAACCGACCACGCGGTTCAGACAAAGGTTCTCGCTGGTTATGGGGTTAAGTCTCATTTTAGCTACAATCTTTCCTTTTCTGATATTGATAAGAGCCTTGATAGTGGGAAGCCCGTTGTTATTGGTATTCTCCACAGGGGATCTTTAACTAGTCCCACTGGTGGACACATGTGCGTAGTGATTGGTAAGACCCCAGACGGTAAGGGATATTATGTAAATGATCCATATGGTTCTTTAAATGATAATTATTCTGGTCCTGTGACTAACGGTAAGAAAACCATTTACACCAAAGCAGTTCTTAAGCACCGTTGGTGTCCAGGAGGTAATGATGGCTGGGGAAGAATCTTCGACTAATTTCAAAGCTAAGATGCTTAAAGTGATTAAGGATCTTACAAATAACGGAAAGCATAAGGAAGCAAACGAACTCTATCAAAAGTATTTCGGAGGAAACGATGGCAAGAGTTGATTTACATAACTTTTTCAAATTTTATGATGATAGGAATCCAAGCCACGTCAAAGCAGTACAGTGGTTGGAAGATAATCTTCCAAATGATGTGCTTGAAGATGACGCAGATTGGGCAGATATTTATAGAGGAAAATCTGGTGGTGGATTATCTTCTGCTGCAGCACCTGCTGGTGATGTTTGCCCTCACTGCGGAAAATCTCTGGGAAAGTAAATAGCGGCGGTGGTGCTTCTGCTCCTGCTGCCGCAAGTGGTGATGATGTCCCTATGATGGGCATTAAGTTAATTAAGGAATTTGAAGGATGTCATTTATCGGCATATCCTGATCCTTTAACTGGTGGACTTCCAATCACGATTGGTTGGGGTTCTACCAGAAACAAGAATGGGCAACCATTTCAAATGGGTGATACAATCACTCAGCAAGAAGCAGATGATCTGCTAATTAGTCAGTGTAAGAACCAGTTTCTTCCTGCCCTTCGTAAAATCCCACATTGGAATGAAATGTCAGATGGAAAAAGAGGCGCTCTGCTCAGCTTTGCTTATAATCTTGGTGCCGGTTTTTACGGTGGTGATAACTTTAATACTATTACTAAACGCTTGAAGAATAAAGAATGGGACTTAGTTCCCGATGCACTATTCCTCTACCGCAATCCTGGTTCAAATGTAGAAGCAGGACTTGCTCGCAGAAGAAAGGCAGAAGGTGAAGCTTGGAAGAAAAATTAACTTCACTTACCAACTAAAATGGAAAACATTAAGGCTAAAAAAAGAGAGGCATGTATGAATAGCGTGATTCGTGTTGCCATTCTTGGATGGGCTGCTGCTCTACTTACCGCAAGTTATGCTGGTATGCTCTCCAAGATGGACCCAACTTTTATCGCTACTGTTTTCACAGCATCTGCTGCTACCTTTGGTATTAATACCATGAAGAAAGGTGATGATGACGATGATAAAAAAGCAGAACTAAAAAGAGAAGAATTTGTAGAAACACCTCCAAATCCTCCAACACCACCAGAACCAGTTTGGGAAGAACCAGTTCAAACAAGAACTGAAGAATTATCATTAGTTGATACTGGAAACTCTGAAACATCAGATTCTTCTCTTGAGGAAAGAGTAGAAGCACTTGAGGCAAAAGTCGATGAAGAAAAACCATTTCAAAGAGGAGATCTCTAATGTCAAAATCAGCAAACAAAGGTAAAAATGGATCTGCTGGAAATAAAAAGCAGAATCAAGGTAATGCGACTGCGAAAAAAGCAAAGAATGGCGGTAAGAAAAAGTGATTTTGCTTGAAATTCTTATTGCGGGACATATGATGATTGGACCAAATTTATGTCAGATTGATTTTGTGCAAAATGGACAACTTTACACGGTTGAATATATATGCCAAGAGAATGGAATACTCCTAAAAGAGAGTGTTGGAACGGACCAATCCACAACATTCTAAAAGCAATAGATAATCACACCCGTCTTCATATGAAGACGGGTGATATTTGGCATGAAGAACAGGCCCAGATCTTGAGAAAGTATGTAAAAGATTTGAAAGTCTGGATACACAAAGAAGAAGGATGGTGGAATGAATGAAAAAATTCCTCACAGCAATCGGTTTATCCTTAACATTAACATTTCCCGCAATTGCCTCATCACTTGCACCTAAACAACCAACAGTGAGACCCTACAGTGCTGAAGCAATGGGTTGTATGATTCTTTTGGAATGTACTGAGGGAGTTGAAAAATTATCGGCAGAGTCGGAATTTTTAAAAGACCCAGATTTCGATCCGTTCAGGGAAGAAATAGTAAGGATTATAACTGCTCTGGATAAACTTGAAGTTCCTGTTTATGTTGCTCCGGAAAGATATTTTACTCCAAGAACAGTTGGTCTTTATAAACCTAACTACAATCGCTTCTTTATCAATGAAACTCTTTTAAAAGATGAGAGAGAGTTTTTGGGAACACTAAGACATGAAGGTTGGCATGTAGTTCAAGATGCAATGGGTGGTGGATTAAAAACTTCTTTTATGGCACAAGTACATCAGGATTCTGAAATTCCTGCTTGGGTGATGAAACAAACTAGATTAACTTATGAATCTATGATGCAGAGTCGTGCTATTCCTTGGGAAGCAGATGCCAATTGGGCAGAAGAGCAACTTAACCAAACTGCCAGATATCTAGAAATGGCAGCAGAAAAACCATTGTGGGAACAGGTAATTCCAACACCAATGACTAAAGAATGGTTGATTGGTTGTGGATGGATGAAACCACAAGACGGTTTGTATCCTTATTATCCAAACAAAAAAGTTCAGTATTGCACAGAGGGTAAGTATTGATGGATCAGTTTCCTTGGGGAGTTGTTATAATATTATCTTGTGGACTTATTTTTACTGGTTACGTAATTTACTACATATTAAAGTTAGCACATGAGGAGATGAAAGATGAAACATCTGAGTCTAATTCTATCAATCACAAGTCTGGGCATTAGTGCTGCTATTGGTGTAGGTGCTTATATTACCTACCAAAAAGCACAGAAGATTCTAGACAATCCAGAAGCATTTGTTGGTGCTGTTGTAGAGAAGCAAGTATCCAAAGCATTTGAAAAATTACCTATTCCTAAACTAAATACTGAGAAGTTTAAATTACCATTCTAATGGCAGATAAAGATCCATACATTTATAAAATTAAATCAGTTGGAAGAGTTGTTGATGGTGATACTATTGACGCATCAATTGATTTGGGATTTGATGTAAGTTTAGAAAAAAGAATTCGTCTTGCTGGTGTTGATACTCCAGAAAGCAGAACAACAGATAAAGAAGAAAAAGCACTTGGGTTAGATGCTAAGAATTGGTTGAAGCATCGTTTAGAAGAAGCAAAAGATATTATTATTCGTACACAACTTCCAGATTCCACTGAGAAGTATGGGAGAATTATTGGACAACTTTATATAAATGGTGAAGAAGTATCTTTGAATAAACAAATGATTAATGAGGGATATGCTCGTGAATATTTTGGAGATACAAAAAATAAAGATTGGGAACCACTTAAAGAAATCAGAAGAAAAAACGGAACCTTAGTAGAATGAAACTTTTTATCTTAGATATTTTAATAGTTCTAAGATTATTAACAAATGACGGCATAATGCTTGAGAATAGAAGACCTATTCCCAAGAGACAACCACCAGAAGTATTTCGTTTTGTTAGGAGACCCGCACGAAGAGGGCGTAAAAAATCTTTACAATTTGATGTTTCTTTATTAAATAGTAAAGATTTGTTTAAGGTGTTACACAATGACCACGGCACCAGCAAAGGATAAGCGTAAAGAAGAGAAGGATAATATTTTTCTAGAAATTCTTTATAACGTTTTAGTTCAATTGCCAGCAGTGATTATTGTGTGGATTATTTCTAAATTCACTTCAGATTGAAAACTTAGCCGATAATTTCTTAGCAATTTTTTTAGCAGGGGCAAAGAGAGGTTTAAATCTTTCTTTGCCTTCTTTTGTGAACTTATCTTTTATTACATCATCAATGATGATTTTATTATCAATCTCATAGAGAGCATTGATTTCTACTTGGTCACGAATATATTGTTCTACATTGGATACTTGTTCTATTAAACGAGTTCCTTCTGCAGAATATTCAAAAACATCTACATGTCCACCCTCTGCTAGGACATAATGTAGAACGGGTTTAACTTGTTTGATTTTAATTTTGAACTTGTTCTTTGTTGCTTCTTTGATAATTGGTTCTGCTGCGTTTTTCAGAGCATTCAGGACAGTTGTTGATGTTATTGTTGCAGCAGTCGTAACTACTGCGACAGCACCAGCCGTAGCAACAAGAGAAGGGTCAGGTAAATTAATATCGATTCCATTTATAGTAAAAGTTGGAGTAGTAGGTTTGTCTGCTGGTATTTCAGCAATTGGTGTTTGCGGTAGGGGGATTTGAGCAACCTGAGGCAGTTGAGGGGGAGGGGTGGTATCTGGCAATCCTCTTTCTTTTGGTTTTTCTTCCTGTTTTTGTTTTTCTCTTTCTGCTTTTACTGCAGCATCAAACTCTGCTTGAGTTGGAACATTAATGACTGGATATGGTATTCTTGTATTTGGAACATCAACAATGGGAACTTCTAACCCACGAACAACTGGTGCCTCAACATCACGAATTGCTGGCTTTTCTATAGTGGAAATTACAGAAGGACCAGCAATTTTATTGATGTTTGAATTGGGAACATTAATCGGATTATTTCCGATTATAGGTCTTAAACTAGAAGTATCAATTGGCTTTATTGGTTCCATTTACTACGTCCTCAACCTTTGGATATTTCACAACAACATCTGCACAAACTTTATAGTAAGGACTTTCTGGATGGAACATTACTCCATTCTTGTATGCTTCTCCACATTTTAATAATCTAACTAATTCAAAATCTAGTCTTGCTTTATCGGTTTCTACTTGCTGCCTAGCAATTTCAGTTGCTGCTCTTTTTTTGCACAAATCCATTAGATTCCCATCTAATGGAATATTCAGTCCAGCTGAAATTCCCCAGTTGCCATTGCGAGAAGCGAAACTTTCCGGATCATCACTATTATTTCCACTGTGCATTAAAAATGGTGAGATACTAAAAGTTGCTCCTTGGCAACTAACTCCTCCACCATATGTATTCACTGCATATGGTCCTTGAAGAACTTGAACTGCTTGATTGGTTACATTGCCAGTAGCACTTGCACTTGGTCCAGCAATATTTGTATTACTAGGTGCAGGAGTGCTTTGGGCAAATGCAGTTCCTGTTGAGATTATTGCGTAAAGACAGAGATTGATGTAGTGGTTGATTGTGTTTCTGTAGTGCGATCTATCCATGTTTCTTTTGCCACTCCTGGGCCAAGATATGTCTCACTAAATTGAAATGGAGCACCTTGAGTCATGATGCTATAACTGGCACCTTTTTGTGGATTTCCAGGGATGTTAATATTTGTGCCACTTACCGTATAAGATTCACCAGTTGTATATTCGACTTGACGAATGGTTTCTATAATTTTTGTTGTTGATTCTGTTGTTGCATTGATTGTACCTCTGGTGAAATTTGGTACAACACTATCAGCATAAACGGGAGTACAAATGACTCCCGTTGCTAAAAGCAAAGCGGGAGTTAAATGTTTCATTTAAATACGCTTAATTCAATGGATCTTTGAGCAGTAGCACTTGTTCCAGCACCACCAGCAGTAACAGTAGGAACGCCAGTTGGGGAAAGAGTACCTGCAAGGGTTCCTTTTTCGCCACCAACTTGAGTTATGCTATCTCCATAGAGATTTGGTGTTCCAATTACGCCATTCGTAACTGTTTGTGTATTAACTGGGGTATCCGCAGCATTAAAACTTTCGGAGAAAGTAAATGCTTGACCTGGGGTATTAATGTCATAGGTTCCAGCACCACCTACACCACCAAAGGATGTCGATTGGATATTGGTTCCTGATGCTGAATAAGAAGCACCAATTCTGGTTGATTGAACTGCGGCACCATCAACTTTCAATTGCACAGAGTCAGTGATTCTTGATGTGATTTCAGCAGCATTAACTGGGATTGCGAAGAATAACGAAAAGGCCAATAGAAGTCTTTTCATTTTCTTGTGGTGATAAAAACTACAAGTATTTAGTAAATAATAGTAAAATAAATAATAGTATAAAAAATTTTATTAATAAGTGGCACTCAGAAAACCTTCAGATTTTTTTAGAAAAGAAAAAGAGGAATCCAACGTTTTAGTTGTGGAGCCTGATGAAACTTTGCGTGAAGATTTAAGCAAAGTAGAAAATCTTTCAAGTCAAATACTTCAGTTGCAGCAAGAACTTGCTCAAAAAGTAGTTAAAAATGATTTGGAAACTTTAATTCTTTCTCAAATTAGTGAAATGAGAGAGAAATTTGAGTTTTTAAAGAATGATATTAAAAATTCAAATAATAATGATATTGCTATTTTTAATACGTCATTATCTGAAGTTGTAGATATTGTTAACAATTTAGTTGAGAATGAGATACCAAAATATAAAAAACAGATTACTAAAAACGAAGTTTATGTTGGAGAGAAAGTAAATCAGATACAAGAAACAATAGATAGGAATATTTCTGATATTCGTGAAGAAGTTGAGGTCAAATTTGATGAGATTGCAGAAGTTGTTGACAATAATTTAGACTATTTTAATCAACAACTTCAAGAGTCTTCTTTTCAAGTTAAAAAAACTACTGAAACATACTTCAATCTCTCAAAAATTTTAGAGAATAAAGTTTTAAGTGAAAACGAAAAACTTAAAGAATATTCTCAAGAAATTGAAAAACTTCAAAAAACATTTACGGAACTACATAAAAACTTAACTGAGGAAATAGATTCACACCAAGAATCGATAAAAAATAATGTAGAAGACAGAATCAATTCTTTTATTTCTAATGTTGATGAAGATGTACAAAATGTTTTTAAAAAAGTAAATGATATTCAAAATCAAGTAAGTTCGCAGATTTCAAATATTAAATCTGATGTTGTAATTTTTGAAAAGCACAATAAAGAAACAACAAGAATAATTGAAGAATTTTCAAATGAGATTTCTAGAATAACTAAACTTGATAATAATATTAATGTTATTGAAAATAATGTTGAGATATTGCAGAATGAATATGAACTGATTTCAAATAAATCTATTGAGACAAAGAAAAATTTGGAGGTTATTGAAAAATACATTCAAAACCATCATCAAGATATTATTGACCTTAAAGAAGAAGTTTTTGTAGAAATCGAAAGACTTTTTTCGGGAAATTTTCAAGAAAATATTGAAAGACTCGAAAAGAAAATTGATTTTATTCGGGAAACTTATTCTAAGATTGAACCTGAAATTATTGTAAAAGAAGTTATTGGGGAAGGTGTTCTTAATGAACCACCTGATGTAAAAAATTCCGACCCACTTACTCCTCTTAATCAGAATTTTGTAACTTTAGATCAACTTCAAGGACATTACCGATTATTTCTTAATCGTATTCAACAGCAACTTGCAACGATTGGTGGAGGCGGAGAAACTCGTCTTAAATATCTTGATGATATTGTTGGAATTGCTACAAATGCAAGTGCTTATGATGGTAAATTTTTAAAGTATAATCATTCAATTGGAAAATTTGAATTTGTTACCGTTTCTGTTAGTGGAGATTCTGCTTGGTCGCAGACTGATGGTGGTATTGTTGTTGCATCTAATATTGGTATTAATACAAATAATCCATCCTCTGCTCTTACTGTTAATGGTGATGCCAGTGTTAGTGGAATTGTTACTGCAACTGATTTTAATTCTGCATCAGATATAAACTTAAAAGAAAATATAAGTCCAATTGAAAACCCCTTAGATAAAGTTATTAAATTGGAAGGAGTTAATTTTCAATGGAAAGAAAGTGGTAAGAAATCTTTAGGTGTCATTGCTCAAGAAGTTGAAAAAGTTCTACCTGAATTGGTTTCCGGAGAAGAAACTAAAACTGTGAATTATAACGGTATTATTGGACTTCTTATTGAATGTGTTAAAAAACAGCAAGAAGAAATTAATGAACTAAAACGACTTATCGATAAATAATAACAACTACCCAGCAGTATTGCGAAGACGGTAAATGGCAATAAAAATACAAGGGAATATAATAATTGATGATGGTAGAAATATAGTTAATGCTGGAATTTCTACTTTAAGTGGTGTTACTGTAAAATCTGGAATCATAACAGCATCTCCAAGTGTTGGAATAGTAACTTATTATGGGGATGGGCAATACTTGTTAAATATACCTGGTTCTTCAGGTTCTCAAGGAACTCAAGGAACTCAAGGTATAACTGGTTCTCAAGGAACTCAAGGAACTCAAGGTATAACTGGTTCTCAAGGAACTCAAGGAACTCAAGGTATAACTGGTTCTCAAGGAACTCAAGGTATAACTGGTTCTCAAGGAACTCAAGGAACTCAAGGTACTTCTGGTCCAGTAGCGGGTTCTGCCAATCAGGTTGTTTATAAAGATGCTTCTAACAATCCTACTGGTTCTGGAAATTTAACTTTTGATGGTGCTAATCTTTATGTTGGTGGTAATGTTACGATTGGTGGAACAAGTTTTATTGTTGCTGCTAATACATTAACAGTAAAAGATAAGGATATTGTTGTTGGTCTTGCTACTACTGCCGGTGGTATTGATATATCTAATGATACGACAGCAAATCATGGTGGTGTTGCGGTTGCTTCAACTGAAGGAAGTCCATTAATTGATATTAATGCTGGTGTTGGTACTGATGACATTCCATCCACATATAAGCAAATTATGTGGATTAAGTCTGGTACTTTTTCTGGATTGAATACTGATGCTTGGATATTTAACTATGGTGTTGGTATTGGAAGCACTCAAATTCCTAATGGGGTAAGACTTGCTGCCGGTGGTATGCAGGTTACTGATAGTACATTAAGTATTCCTCAACTTAATATTTCTGGCGTTTCTACCTTTAGTGGCACATTAGAATTATCTGGTGGTCTTAAAGATAAATTTAATACTGTTGGTGTCGCTGGTTCTATTCTTATTTCCACTGGTGCTGGGATTTCTTGGACAGCACCTTATGCTGCTGGTCTTCAAGGAATACAAGGAATTCAGGGTACTCAAGGAACATTGGGTACTCAAGGAATTCAGGGTACTCAAGGAACATTGGGTACTCAAGGAATTCAGGGTACTCAAGGAACATTGGGTACTCAAGGAACATTGGGTACTCAAGGAATTCAAGGTATAAGTGTGCAAGGAATTCAGGGTACTCAAGGAACATTGGGTACTCAAGGAATTCAAGGTATAAGTGTGCAAGGAATTCAGGGTACTCAAGGAATTCAAGGTATAAGTGTGCAAGGAATTCAGGGTACTCAAGGAACATTTGGTACTCAAGGGATTCAAGGTATTCAAGGACCTTCTGGATCAGGAAGTGTTGGCACTGGAGTTTCAATCTATGTTTCATCATCTCCTCCAAATATTTCTACTTCTGTTGGGAATTATTGGGTTGATGAAGATGATGGCGTAACTTATACATGGTTTGATGATGGTAATTCTAAACAGTGGGTTGAATTTGGCCCTACTCCTCAAACTATCTCTACCACTTCTGTTAGTGTTGGTGGTGGTTTTAATGAATTGGATGCAGCACTATTCTCATAAATAATTAAAAAAGTGCATAATAATGGGACTTAGACGAACTAAACTTTTATCAATACAATCAATTACTGGTATTGCAACAGTTGGTATTTTAACTGTGGGAACCACGCAAACTGCAGGTGGAGTTGGAATTGCCTCTACAACATACCTTCGAAGTATTATTATGCATAATACTGGATTGGGAACAGCAACATCATCAATTTATGTTTACCCAAGTACAGAAACTGTTTCTGGAGTTGGTAAAACGGCATATCGTTTAGCAAGAGTTGATCTTGCTTCGAATGAAACTTATTTCTTTGAATTAAATTATCCTTTAGTTTTGGTTCATCAAGATAAATTAGTTGTTGAAATTACTGCACCTGCTTCCGGAGGAAGTGGAATAGGTAGTATTGTGAATTATCAAATTATTGGAGATACTGATATTTAAATAATATGGGATTCAGGAGTTCAAAAAAAATATCAATATCAGGGCAACAAATTTTAGATGGGAAGGGATTGAAATTTTTTTCCAGCAGAAGAACTGGTGGTGGAACAAACGCTTCTGGGCCAATTTCTAGTTATAGGTATATAAGATGGGTAATAACAGACCTTAAAAATTTTTCAACAGCAAACTCTGTACAAGTATCTGAGTTTGTATTGAGAAATAATGGTGTAGATATTTCTATGAGTGGATCAACTGTAACAAATCCCGGAGGAAGTAATCCGGGTACTGAAGGACCATCTAATCTAAAGGATGCCAGCGTTTCAACAAAATTCTTAGACTTTAATATTAAAAATTCACCATTTACTTCAACTGTTATATTTGATATGGGAACATCAACTACTTTTAACGGATATCGTTGGGCAACTGCAAATGATTCTGAGGAAAGAGATCCAAAATCTTGGACTATATCTGGATCTAATGATGGTACAAATTATACTACGTTGCATACAGTAACTGGATTTTCTGCAACATCTACAAGACAAGCGTATCAAACTGCACAATCCTTTTAATTAATTATGCCAGTAAGAACAACAAATAAAGATTCAAAAGGACTTGGTTCCAACAAAGTTTTGGATTCTCATTCTCTAGAATTCTTAAGTACTAGAAGAACTGGTGGTGGAACAAATTTTGTTCCTCCACCATCTTATGTGACAACCAATCTTTTAATGTATGTTGATGCTTCAAACTCAAATTCTTATTCTGGAAGTGGAACAACTTGGGCAGATTTAAGCGGAAATGGTAGAAATATGACTCTAATAAATGGACCTAGTTTTATTAGTGGAACTCCTTCTTTTTTTGCTTTCGATGGTACTAATGATTATGCAGGAACCAGTATAACTACCTTTAACAATACAAATAATGTTTCGGGAACTATAGAAGGATGGGTGCAAATTCCAGATACAACTGGATATAGGCATATATTTGGAATGAGGTCAAATAATAATTCTTTCTTTTTCTTACTTTTGTCTGACAGTACAACTACTGAGGCTAGAGTGACGGTAAATGGTATTAACATGGATATAAATTATAATCCTGGGGGTACTTTTTGGAATAATTGGAGACAAATAGTTTTTACATTTGACAGGTCCGATCATAAAACTAGACTTTATATAAATGGAAGTATAGTTGGAACTAGTTCTGGGACAAATACTAATACTTATGGAACTCTACCAGATTTTCAAGTTGGTGGAGAAACTAATAATAGTTTTTATTCCAATATATATGGTTCAAAGTTTTTAGTTTATAATAAAGCTCTTTCATCGGGTGAAGTTACTCAAAATTATAATGCATTCAAATCCGAGTTTGGTTTAACTTAAATGGAAAATAATAAAAAATATTTAATTATTCCACTGGAAGAAATTTCTAAAGTAGATTTCTCATTAGTTTGTGAGACTTCTATAAACACTTTACGAAAATCTATAGATGAATCCAAGACTTTTGTTAAATGGATTGATGATGAAAGTACTGATGTAAGTAGTCTTTTAAGTATCCCAAACTGTGAAGGTCCATATTCTCATGGTGAAATTTTAAAAATATTATCTACATCCGAATGGATTAAAGATAACATTTAATCATTTGCAATAAATACAAAATATAGTGTATTAATAAAATAATTGTGGCAATAAATTTTCCATCTTCACCTACAATTGGATTAACAACCACCACAGGATCAAAAACGTGGGAGTGGACTGGTGAGGCTTGGAAATTGCAAGCAGTTGCTGGAGTGCAGGGGATTCAGGGGATTCAGGGATTACAAGGATCTCAAGGAATTCAAGGTCTTCAGGGAACTGATGGACAATTTGCCGGGCAAGGTATCCAGGGTATCCAGGGTATTCAGGGATATCAAGGAATTCAAGGAATAGAAGGTGCCCAAGGGACATTGGGAACTCAAGGAATACAAGGTACTCAAGGAACATTGGGTACTCAAGGAATTCAAGGAATTCAAGGAATAGAAGGTGCTCAAGGAACATTGGGTACTCAAGGAATACAAGGTATAAGTGTACAAGGAATTCAGGGTATTCAAGGACCTGCCGGAAGTGGGGGGACTGGAGATGCCGCATTAGACATTATAGAAATAATGTTATTCGCATAAATACTCAAAAACTATAAAGATATAATGGCACTTGCAAAGGTAGGATTAGGAACGGTTACGAGAGTTGCACTCGGAACTACATCAACTGTTTATACTGTTGGTTCCGCAAAAACATCTTATATTCGTTCTGTTATAATTCACAATATTGATACCGTAAATTCAAGTACGGTTAGAATTCATATTGTTCCAAACTCGGGTGGTTCTGTTGGAACTGCAAGTTCTATTAATCAACTTGCACAACTTTCAATTCAACCAGTAGATACTTATTTCTTTGAACTTGCATATCCAATTACACTAGCAAGTAATAACGATACGATTCAGGTTTATAACGCAAGCACAACAGATGCAATTAATGTTTTAATTCTTGGTGATAAGGAGGCTTGATAAATGGCAGGTAAAAGTGCAAACTCTTTTGGTGCAAAGAATTGGTCTCCAGGACCTCCATCAACAAGATATAATGTTAGTGGCAAAAATCATGATTTTTATACTTTTGAAAATGCTCCTGGTTTAGGTGCTTATGCTACTGGCGGTACTATTATTGATGGTGGTGATGGGTACATTTATCATATCTTTACAGGTGCTGGAACTTTTCAAGTCAATCGTCCGCCAGCAGCAATTGATAGTGTTGATTATTTGATTGTTGCCGGTGGAGGAGGTGGTGGAGCATTTGGCGGTGGTGGAGGTGCTGGTGGGTTGAGATTTGGGAGTGCCTCTGTTGGTATCGGTTCTTATCCAATTGCAGTAGGAGGAGGTGGTTCTGGTTCTGGAACTGCTCCTACTAGAAATGGAAATCCTTCAAGTGCTTTTGGACTAACTGCAACAGGTGGAGGTGGAGGTGGAACTCCAGGATCACCAAACCCTACTTTTTATCCAGGAGCACCAGGAGGTTCTGGTGGTGGAGGTTATGGTGCGGCGCCAGTTTCTGGATCTCCTGGGATAGGAGATACTCCACCAACAATTCCGCGGCAAGGTTATTCTGGTGCTTTTCAACCGGGACCAGGGGGACCTAATAATGGAGGTGGCGGTGGTGGCGCCGGTGGACCTGGATATGTTAATCTGCCAACAGCAAGTCCAACTAAAGGTGTTGGTGGTCCTGGTAGAGTAGTCAGTGAATTTCCTGCACAAATAGTCAGTAAAGCATTTTCCAATATTCCAACTTGGTATTCTGAAGTTAATACCAACGGATTTGCACGAGGTGGATATGGTTGGAGTGGCAACCCATCTCCAAATACACCTACAAATACCGGTTATGGTAGTCCAGGAACTGGTCCAGTAGCAGCTGCCGGTGCTTCTGGTATAGTTTGTGTGAGATATAAAAAAACTGCAGCATATCAAAGAGCAACTGGTGGAACTATAGAACCAAATACTCATCCAGAACATCCTGGTGTTTGGAGACATATTTTTACGTCTCCTGGCGATTTTACTATCACTGACCCAACCCTTCAGTGGGTTGATTATCTTGCTGTTGGTGGCGGTGGAGGTGGTGGAGGAAGTCCTGCTTTTCACGGGGGTGGTGGTGGAGGTGGAGGTTTTGTATCTTCAATCCATACTTCGCCAACAACACCGGCTATTATCTCCGATGCATATCCTTGGAATCCTGGATATTCAGTACAAGTTGGAGAGCAAATGCCTGTTGGAGTCGGAACTTATCCGATAGGTATTGGAACTGGAGGAAATGCAGCAACTGCCGGAAACAATACAACAATAGGTGTTCCTGGAGCGAATCAAATTATTGCATATGGCGGCGGAGCTGGTGCTACGGCACCGGGAAATGGTGGAAATGGTGCTTCTGGTGGAGGAGGTGCCAAACCTTTTCCGAGTGCTGTTGCCGCAACTGGAGGAACTGCAACTCCATCTCCAAATATACAAGGTAATGCTGGTAATGGTAGTGGAACTCTACCATCAGCATATGTGGCAGGCGGGGGTGGAGGAAGTGGTGGCACTTCGACCCCCGGCACTGTTTATCCCGGAGGTCCTGGTTGGTATTCTGTCTTATCGCCATCTGCATATGGAACACCAGGACCACTTACTCCAACGTCAATATATAGATACTTCGGCGGCGGCGGTGGTGGAGTTTTTTCTCCTGGTACCAATCCTGTCGCAGGTGGTGTTGGGGGTGGTGGTGCTGGAAATGTTTCTTCGCCAAATTCAGGAACTCCAGGAACTACGAATACTGGAGGTGGAGGAGGTGGAGGATTTGGAGGAACGGGGGGAGGAACTGGTGGTCCTGGTATCGTTATTATTCAATATCCAGAATAAGGAGGTAAAGTTATATGGCACACTTTGCACAAATTGGTTATGATAATAAAGTTTTAAGAGTAGATGTTGTAAGAAATGAAGATATTCTTGACGAAAATGGAAATGAAAGTGAAGAAATTGGAATACAATTTCTGAAATCAGTTCACGGTCATTTAACAAATTGGATTCAAACTTCCTACAATAATAATTTTAGACATCGTTATGCTGGAATGGGAATGATTTATGATAATCAACACGATGTATTTTTATATCCCCAACCATATCCATCTTGGATTTTAAATACTGAAACTTATGAATGGGAACCTCCAATACCAGAACCAGAACTTACAGAAGAGCAAAAAGAATCTGGAAGTTATTATGAATGGAATGAAGAACTGCAAGAGTGGGAATTAAAAACTATAAGTTGAGGGTTCTGTAAAATTAATATATAATGGTGATGAATAGATTATAAGGAGATTGAAATTTGGCATTCCAATCAATTTGGTATTTTTCTGATATTCCAGAAAAAATTGTAGAAATAATTGAAGAAGATTTAACAGATAATTTTCAACAACAAATGGGAGATTCCCGACTTATGGGAGATGCTCTCAATCGTGATAAAAGAAATTCAAAAAACGCTTGGATTCCAACAAATAACTGGACTGCTGGATTTGTTTGGCACTATGTGGAAAGAGCAAATCGTGAAAACTTTCTTTATGATATAAGAAATATTGATGGTGAGTCTATGCAGTTCACTCAATATGGAGTTGGTGAGTTTTATGGTTGGCATAATGACGCGGGTATTTCCTGCCACTATAAACCAGTGTCTGTTGGCAATCATCACGAAGGAAGAGCACAAGATTATTTGAATGAAAATTTAGAACTTGTAAGAAAACTTTCATTCGTAGTTCAACTTTCCGATCCTGATGATTATGAAGGTGGAAATCTTCAACTCCTTGCTGAAGATGGAAAGTCTTATTTTGCTCCAAGAAAAAGAGGAACAGTAATTGTTTTTGATTCACGAACTCAACATCGTGTTCTTAAAGTCACTAAAGGAACTCGTAAGAGTCTTGTTGGTTGGGTAGTTGGTCCGAGGTGGAAGTGATATGGCAGAACAAATGACAGAAGAGCAACTCTTCTACCAAGAAAGGCAAAATACAGGAACTTCTTGGACTCGTAATGAACAGTTTGAAACGGATGGGTACTTAGTCGTAAAAAATCTATGGGATCCAAAAGAACTTCATCGTCCTGTTCCAGAAGAACGAGGGCAAATTAATTACTGGGGAAAGAGATTAGATCAATTTACTTACACTGAAGTTGAACAGCAAGTAGAAGGTTCTCTAGCTTGTTATTGGCACCCACAATATCGGTCAATTCATTCTAGTATTCGTATTAAATTAGAAAAAGAACTTGGGAGAAAACTTTATAATACTTATTATTACGACCGTTTTTATTTTCCAGGACAAGCACTAACAAGACACGCAGATCGTGATGCTTGTGAGATTTCCGTAACAGTTCATATTAGTTCTAATATCCAAGAACCTTGGCCGATTTGGATTAAGACTCCAGATACTTATGCAGATAAGAAAAAAACTTTAATTACTCAAAGAGGCGAAAATCGTTCAGTGATTTTAAATGCTGGAGATGGAATGGTTTATAAAGGATGTGAGAGACCTCATTGGAGAGATCCAATGCCAACTGAATATCAAAGAACTTGGTATGGTAAAAGAGTAGAAAAAGATGGACTTTATTATCATCAAATCTTTTTTCATTATGTTCTTGCAGATGGTCAAAGAGTGCAATATGCAAATGATATGGCAAAATAAAAAATACTTTTTGAAATCGCTTGACACCCTCAGAGGTCGGTGTTATGATAAATAGGTAAACAAATGTTAAGGAATTCACACAATTCTTAACATTGTCAACACCCTGTAAACCGAGACCTCTAGGGTGTATAAATTACGTCTCTCATACCCCGCCTGAGGGTGGCGGGGGAATAGTATAACCACCATTTCCCTGATGGTCTTACTACTCTTTTAAACAAATGACTGCTTCAATCGCTTCACGCCGTTCTGGCGAAAACCTCTGGGAACAATTTTGCCAGTGGGTAACTTCAACCGATAACCGTCTTTATGTTGGTTGGTTCGGTGTCCTGATGATTCCAACGCTGCTTGCTGCTGCTACTTGTTTCATC